TTAGTTATTGTTGATTCGAATAACTCACGAGCCATGGTCTCGAATGAATCCATGTGTGCGAATGTCAAACCGAGAGCCTCTCGGGCTGCAGCGATACGACCGTCGACTGTGCTTGTGTGACGAATCTTGAATGATTGCTTAGAACCATTCAATGCCATGTTAAGAGTGTTTTGGCAAACAACTCTAACTGGTGTGATGTTCGCTTGAACTGCTGTTGAGCCGTCATGCGAAGTGTGAACGAGTAGATAAGTTGTTGTCTTATCGTTAGCGCCCTGCTCATCTAAGATGAACTCTCTAGGCACTACCAATGAGCCGAACACGACTCTACCGTTTTTAATTGAGCCAGCGGACTCCCATGAGGCACCGCCGTCTAGTATGCCGTCACCGAATGCGAATAACTCCTCATTCTGCACGACTTTGTATCGGTCACCGACTACTGATAGAACATCAGTGCCCTGTCCGAATGGATTAGTCCGAGTCACCATGTATGACTCAGAAACGAAGTTGTATCCGTCCTTCTCGATTAACTCAAGATTGACATTCCAATCGTTTAACTTAGCAGACTTGAGCATAACCTCAGTGGTTACATTCTCATCTTTGTCGAATAGAGCGTTAGCAAGGCCATGCCATGCGGGCTCTCCTCTAAGTGCGAACGCAACTGTGCCGTCCTCACCTATCTCTAACTCATGTGCCATGTATCTCTCACCTTCTATTAGCACAAACACCAGCGACTTGCTGATAGGTAGAACATTAGACCATGCCACCTAGTAATGCAGACTTGTTATGAAACCGTTATAAATGTTTGGGTTGGGGCTATAGGGGCTGGCTGGTCATTTGCATTACCCAGCCCCTATAGCCCCAACCCAAACAAAAAGGCCGCCAGTCTCTCGACTGACGGCCACTTTGCGTTACACGAGAAGGGAGGCTTCTTGTATAAACTGTTCAAACGTCCACGTCTTACTAGGTTCCTGCATCATTACAAGCTTGAACCCGTTACTTCCAGTCGTGGCGTAGGATGCTTCATACTCTTTGACTTCTTGTGTATCGAAGTTGACGAGTAAATACGGATACTCGTTGTCTCCGAATGAGTTAACGTATAACCCCCAAGATAGTTGGCCTCTCCAGTCCGGACCAACGATAGTGCTGATTGCGATACGTGTTGCGTAACCGTTATCTTGCCATCTACCACGTGACGCCTCGAGTGCTTGTGCGACGTATTGATGACGATTCGCTCCAGCCCAGTGGCCGTATAGATTGATAACGTTGTTACCGTCTGCTTTAAATCCAAAGTTAGCACGGTCTCCCATTTCAGATATCCTCCCCATCTAACCACGCATCAAGGTGATGCGCTTCAATTAATGCACTTGCAGGTGCTTGTGAAACACCCTTCCACTTAATAGGTTCAGGTAAATCAACCATGGTATCCCAAGATTGTCCTGAGTTAGCGATGTCAATAGCCTTTATGCAAGGCTCCACCATACTTGACGGAACAGGTGGATAGTGATTACTCTGCAGATGAATGCGAATAGCAAACTCTCTATTCTCCATACCTGCGTATTCCATAGCGTGCATGCTTCCCATGCTTCTCCCTCCGTTAGAAGTATCTCTTCCAACACACCGAACAATACGACACTCTCACACGCAAAGCAGACTTGTTATCAAATCGTTATAAAGCCCCCAACCCAAACAATCAGCCAATCAGCCGCAGAGCATTAGCGATAGGCGGCTGATTGGCTGATTGTTTGGGTTGGCCGCCCTCTCTGCGAGGATTGGAAACTCAAGCAGAGAGTGCGACCAACATCTGTTTAGAACGGAGGCTTGCTGTTCTGTGCCTCGTTCCAATCTTGGTAAGTATCCATGTCATCAAGAGGTGGCTCAAGCTGACTTGTATACCAATCATTTATATCTTGTTCACCTGCGCCGTAGCCTTCAATAAATCCTTCTCGTCGTCCAATTCGATAGAAGGTAAAGCCTACTATGCAAGCAAGGATTATGTCTATCATCAGATTAAATCCATTGTAAAACATCATTGCATTACTCCAATCTAGTAGAGAAGGGGGCGAGTATTTCCCGCCCCCCACTTTGTTACTGTTGTATTAAGCGCTCGTATTCCTCGTGCGCTTGGCGTAGGTTTGCTAGACGACCTTCGTCTAGTGTAGTTACTGCGCTATCCAACTTCTCGGATAGTTCTTTGGCTTGTTTGAAGTTAAGCCACATTGCTATTCCACAGATTTCAACGATTACCTCGTTGTCTGTTTCACGGGGACGAACCGAGATGTCTATTGACTCCTCGGCTTTGCAAGCCCACAGAGTTATATCTGTGTAGTCGGCTCTTGCCATTTGTTTCTCCAATCGTTCTAGTAGTTAGGTGAGCCTTTTTAACTCATGCTCAGGAGTGACGGACTACTTACATTGTTCTAGCAAGTAGTTATTAACTATTTGCCAATCTGCTTCGGTTACAGGTTCAACCTTGTTAAACTTTAACTCGGTGATTGTAACCTTCACGACATCTCTTACAAGAGCCATGTTCTTACCTCCAATCTAATCTAGTGGGTAAGTGAGCCTTTTTACCTCATGCTCAGGAGTAATGCTATTAAGTTGTTAGTAGACCGCTACATGGTCCATGTCTGCAGACTCTGACTCAATGCACATGTCATTGTCGTCAGACTCGAAGCCTTCAGGGTAACGAAGGTTTTCCGAGATTTCGTCCTCTGTCCAGCCAAGGGGAACTGTAACAGTGAGCGAATAGGTCATCTTCACCTCAACCTCAACCGACTTGGTTAGGTCAATGCTGAAGATTTCAGCGATAGGCTCGGCATGTTCGCCGAGGTCGTCGAAGTTCTCGACGAGATACTCACGAAGTTGTGCCACCATGACACGATACTGCGTGATTTGCTCTGAGAAGCGAGAGGCTCTTGCGGTGACCTCTCCTAACTCTGAGCAGGTGTTGGACTCTGTGTCCATAAGCCACCTTCCCAATCTATCGGGTGTCTGTCCCGATAAGAGAACAATGCCATAGGCGAGAGGCTAAAGCAGACTTGTTACCAAATCGTTATAATCGCTGTCCTCTCGAACATCTGTTCGACCCCCCCACCCTTAAAGACACGCCCGACCGCGTGGGCCGCCAGGGCAAATATATAGGTGACATGTGAAAAGCTAGGCAGTAGCCTAAGTGATACTCTTCCGCGGTGGACAATAAAAGAATTATGCGTAAGTACTCGAAAGGTTATCTTGCGTTTACTCAAGGCAAGTTCGATGAGTGGGCAGTTTATGTTAAGTATCCTAACTTTCCAGAGTGGCCTACTGATAAGTGGTACTTCATAAAATTGCGGGTGTATCAGCAATATGTTGGAAAAGCAGCATACGAAGATTTTTGCGGGTTATACGATAAAACTACTGCAGATGTAAGTGATGAAGTATTTGATTGGATTGATGAATTAACTGCTAAATACCCAAATCCTGAAGAAGCTTCGGTTGTATTTGGTATTTACTATATGACTATGATTGCTGAAGAGAACAAAGAGTTTGCGGTGCTGAAGAAACGCATTAAACGGCTTGGAGTACATCAAGTGCTGGTAGAGGGCCTAAAGCCAGAGTTGGCCGCTAACTTCTCTAAAGGACGCCCTGCCTGGGAGCTTGTACACGAATGTCACGACAGAGGGTTTTAATACCTGATTAATTCTCTTGCATGCCCTACTATTGCCCAATGTTTACAGAATGGTTATTAGCACAGCGTGAAGCGAGCGGGGACGTCGGCCTAGCTGGACGGCTTGCGTGGGCGGAGATGAACAACGGCATGGTAGCTCGTAAGGACCATCCACTTTTTTTCTGGAAAGAGCACTTTGAGCATAGAGGCAGACCTGATTTGTTCAGGTTATTTCTTGTTGCCTATTTAGAGTTTAAAGAAACATCTTCTAAGGCATAATTCTTATATGAACCCTAATGACTCTCAGTGGAACGTAGTTCAGCTATCAGAGAAGCGCTTTAGTAAAGCCAATGCCGCTTTGTCTCAGTTTGGACCCATTCGTAAGGGTATCGTGAAACCTAAGTCATCTAAACAGGGGGATAGCGATTCATTACGTCAACACGAGGATGAAGCTATTGCATTAGGCAACAGCTGGCGTGATGCGGATAAATAGTGCCTGGAAAAAGACGTACTGAGGGTAGAGCCGCACGTAATGAGAGTATGCGTTCTGGTGTCAAAGGTGCTAAACCATCACTAAAGCATGTGTACGCAGCTGTAGAAACTGGTCATATAGATGATGAGCAAGCTTCGGATTTAAATCCTGTTTATAACCCTAAGAAAAAATACGGAAAAACAGGAACGAACAACCAAAGAAATCAACATAGACAATATCAACAAGGTGCAGCCCCACTAAGCGCAAATCAAAGCGATGTACATCATGCTTTTAAAGCTGGTCACATTAATGAAGATGAAGCACGTGATTTAAACCCAACGTTTAATCCTAGCAACCCTAGAGTGAAGTATGCCGGTTCAAGTATTGCTGTTCCAGCAAGACCTACACATGTTGCTAAAGCTTACAAAGAAGGCCATATTACAAAAGAAGAGGCTGATGATTTGCACCCTAATTGGCAAAAGTCTCATAATAGAGCAAGAGCTAATAAAGCAATCTCGTCTTCCCATGGAAAAATACCAATTTTGCAAGATATTTATAAAGCCCACTCCGCTGGACACATTACCTCTGAAGAGGCTACTGATTTAAACACAAATTACAAACCTACTGATAAAGAACAACAAAAACAATTAAAAAGGTTTAATAAGAATAAGGATATAAAAGCCTCTGGGGAGGGAAGAACCCCAAGTCAAACTAACATCCATAGAGCTGTTTCCCAAGGACACATAACATTAGAAGAGGGTAGCTCTTTAAACCCATCCTATCCACCGTCAGACCCCCTAAAGATGAGGCAGTTAAAAAGTAACCTTCGAAAGATGGATACTGGATACCACAAAAAAGGTAAGCAGTTTCTTAATATCAACCCTGGAGAAGACAAGTGAAGAAATCCGTAGGTGTAGTTACTGCATATCTGCCTCGGTCAAGCGAATTTGCAAAAGGTCAACAGTTTAGAAGAATAAGCGACCGTATATTTGGGGGACCACGAGGTACTGTTCAACGGTATTCTTCTTCTATGGCAGCAAGAGATGTTGTTTCTAAATCAATTGAGAGACAAAAATGACAGAACGTAATACGGATGTTGATTGGAAACTTCAAAATGAGCTGCATAAGCAGTGGCTTAAAGATAATCCAGATGCTCAATATGCTGGATGGACTTCAATATGAGTGAAAGTGGATACGCCGACACTTGGTTAGAAGACGAGTATGATTATGGAATTCTACCTTACGTAAGGAGCAACAACTAATGGGACGTAATAATGCAGACTTTCACGGCGGAGCTGACCCAGAAGCTACTGACGGTGGAGGCTTTGACCCTAAAACTTTCTTTACAAAAGAAAACGAACCTCTCATGGTAAGAAAAGAGTCTCGTTCAAGTCAAGGAGTACATCGTTGGATGGAGTTGCCAGACGGGCGTAAATCCCCAGTTATAACAAGTAAGGATTAAAAATGGCCGAGGCAAAAAAGTTTGGACCCTACAAAGGTTCTAAGAAAAACGGTGGACGTCCTATTTACGTTTACAAGAAGAAGGTAAACGGAAAATGGGTAACAACTTCTAAGGATAAGGCCCGTGCTGATTACGAGTCTAAGAATGGCAAGCTACCTAAGGGGACAGATGTTGACCACAAAGACAATAACAAAAATAACGATTCTCCTAGCAACCTTCGCGCTATTTCTAAAGGTAAAAACGTGGCGAAAGAAAACAAGCGCCGAGCGGGCAAGAAAGAAAACGAAAAATAATGCCAAGAAATAATGGGGACCTAGTTCAAGGTCAAGACGACGGTTCTGAAAAGAAAAATCGTAAACCCCACCCAGGTATATCATTTCCGTTGCCTTCTACAGTTAAGTCTAAAAATAAAATTCCTGACTCTTTTTCTTTAAAACAAGAGAATCCTTGGGTTGAAGGTGGACCACTAGCTGATACTGCAGAAAAGCCTAGAAGCAAAGCTGGCGATGATGATGATATGTTCCGTTTTGGAGCTGCTGGAAGGAGAAGAAAACTTTGAGAAACAATAAAGATTTTCAAGAAGCAAAAGATACTAGGTCTGAGATTGAGATTCGTAGAGCGTTTTTACAAGGAGACCCTACAGCTTCTCCCACTCTATCTGACGGAACCCGAATGACTAAAGAGTCCCATCCAAACATGTTCGGCTCTGCAAAGAAAGGGAGTAAGTAATGCTTCCAAAGAACCCACAAATTAAAACCACGATAAACGTTGGTAAAGAAGGAATTCATAAAATGGATTCCGAAGGTGTATCTAAGGTAAATGAAAAGACAGGCGAAGGCCTATTTATACCGTTTACGATGACTAGTAAAAAGACAGGTATTTCTTTCTCTGGTTCAGCTTTAGGTAAAGCACACCTTGATGACATGAAGAAGCGCCACGGCGAAGGCTGGGACTTTACCTAGTCATGGGTTGGGCAGAAGGAACATGCTCTGAAGAACCTACATGGTCTTTAGACGATGCAGTTGATAACGTAGATAATGGAGTAATGAAAAATGGCAAAGTCAGAAGCCTGGACACGCAAAGAAGGTAAGAACGCTAAAGGCGGTCTTAACGAAAAGGGTCGTAAGTCTTATGAAAAAGCAAACCCTGGAAGTAATTTAAAACCCCCTGTTAAGAAGGAACAAGCTAAGAAGTCTCCTAAGTCTGCCGCTCGTCGTAAATCTTTCTGTTCCCGTATGGAGGGCATGAAGAAAAAAAATACGTCTAGCAAGACTGCTAAAGACCCAAATAGTAGAATTAACAAGTCCCTTCGCGCATGGGATTGTTAAACCCACTCTAGAGAAAAAGGTAATTTAATGGCAACAGATACATCAGGTCGACAAGCCGTTGACTTTGTATGGGGCAACATCCCTATGCAACCAAACGAAGACCGCGCTGGAGCAGTATCACCAGCTAATTTTTCAGCAAACTCATCAGGCGATAATTTTTGGGGAGCTACTACTAGAGTAGCCTCAGACCGTCTAAACCCAGCTCTTTCATTTCACGCTATGGTAGAAGCGAAGTACGCAGGATTTCCAGAATTTACTGGAAACAACGACGGAGCTTATATCTCAGGCGTTGCATACATCGTAGTACCTTCAGTAATCGGTGACACAACAGCCGTAGCTCTTGATAAGCTCAAGGATGCTGGTTACGAAACAGCTAACATCACAACTGCAACAGCAGCAACAAACGCAGCTATTTCAATCACAGCAGCAGCTCGCACAGCAGGTTCAACAACTGCAACTCTTACAGCAACCGGAGCAGGCGCAGCCTTCCCAGTTGGTACAAAGATTACAGTTGCATCTCTTGCTGACACTGGTGCTCCACTTAACGGAACATACACAGTTACAGCTAATGCAACTAACACAGTTTCATTCGTATCTTCTGCTTCAACCGTACTTGCCCTCACAGGCTTGTCTGCTGGAACAGTCGTGGGTGTTGCTGGAACAATCAAGTCTCAGTCAACAGCTGCAAATGCATCTTCAGTGGCTACAACCGCAACAATCACAGTTACACCATACGCAACCGCTTCATAAAACCAAAATACACTTTTAGTGTAGTATTAGAAGCGGCAGGCCAAAAGCCTGCCGCTTCTCTATTTTAGGAGACAACGTGATTACAGCAGAAAAGATGCAAGAAGTACTAACGTTTAAAGATGAACCGCTAACTGCTAATGACCGCTGCGATAGTTGCAGTGCTGCAGCTAAAGTAAGAGTTCATATGAAAGCATCTAATTTAGAATTAATATTTTGTGGGCATCATATGAAAGAAAAACAAGAAGCTTTAAGTTCTGTTGCATACTTTAACCCTGATTGGGATACTGAGTTACAGTAACATCAGAGGTAAATGTTAATACTGCGCATATTCGCAGCAACAGTCCTCACATTATTTCTATTTTTGCTTGGCCAATCAAACGCGAGCGCTACTGACCCTGCCCCAGAACAGGTAGCAGTTAGTCCTGCTTCCACAGAGTCTTCGAACGAATCGACTCCAACTCCATCTCCAAGTCCAGAACCTTCTTCTGCAACTTCGGACCCTCAAACTTCCAGTACGAATTCTGGTGCTGAGGCAAGTCCTGCCCCGAGCCCCGAGACAACTCCAGAGCCGACAACCGCTTCTTCAGCGGTTTCAACATCAACTTCACCAGTACCCAATCCAGAGCCAACCCCAGCCCCAACCCAAACAGAAACCACACCACTTGTTCCATCAGTTACCTCCGTCCAAGAAAAAATTGAGAATGCAACTGTAACATTAAGCACTGCTATATCAACAGCAAGTACAGAACAAATTTCTGCAGCAGCAGAGCCAGTAGCAACAGCTCAAACAGCTATTGCGGCAGCAGAGTCAGCAACAGCAGTAGCAGTGACCGCAGTAGCAGCAGTTGAGTCACAAACAGCAGTAGTAGCCGTAGTAACGCAGGACGTTACTACTGCAACCGCAGTTGTTGCTACAGCCACAGCAGCAGTAGAGTCTCAAACAGCAGTAGTAGCAGTTGCAACAACTAACTTAACTAATGCTCAAACTACATTGACCGCTCTTCAAAATACCCCTTCAGATAGCAAGACCTACACAACTGAAGGATATGTAGCCCCTGTTGCTCCAGAAACCCCAACCGTGACTACAACTACTCTTCCTGTTATGTACGATGGTTCAACTAAAATTCAAACCCCATTTGATATTAAAATGGGCGATACCGTATACAACGGTCAAGGTACAGATAGCCAAATTTATGTAACCTCAAAAGCAACGATTACCTTTGGCATTGGAGACCATATTTGGTGGGATTTTCCTCAAGGAGCACATATTTCTGTTTATGGCTCTGACTTTATGAGTGCTGGAACCGGTGCAGGAATTACTGTTACAACTACAGACACAACGTTAGAAGTTGATTGGAACCTTAAAAAGTTTGGTGATAATAACAGCCCTATTACAAATGTTAATTGGACAATGACTGTAAACCCTGAAACAGGGGAGTGGACAGGCGTTGGAACTGTTGCTGGTAATACAACTAACTTGTATAACGGACCTCGTATTGGAGTGCGTGAAACTGCAGGTGCTCCAGTACAGCCAATGACCAATGTAACCAATGAAACTTTAACGGCTCAAATTACAAGCCAAACAGCAGTAGTCGCTGATAAAACAGAAGTTAAAGCAGTTGAAGTTGCTACTTTAAATACTCTTACAGAAGTGAAAACAGTAGCAGTGACAGAGCTTGCAACAGCTCAGTCCACACTAACAACAGAAACTCAAACATTAACTACCCTCCAATCAACGGCTACTACAGCAGTTACTACAGCAAATACTTTAGCTGATACCGCTACATCTACAGTTGCTACTGCAGTCACAGCTCTTCAAACTCCAACTCCTCAGCCGACTCCAGCACCCGAGCCAACTCCCGCACCGCAGCCAGAGCCAACACCAGCACCACAACCAGAGCCAGCACCACAACCCGAACCTTCACCAGAACCTCCTACAGTTCCACCAGTGGTCCCCGAGCCCACCCCGGTTCCAGAACCTCAACCTGTTCCTCAACCTGAACCAACTCCTCAGCCCGAGCCTCCTGTAAATCCCAATCCAGAGCCTCCCGTTGAGCCTGAGCCAACTCCTCAACCTGAGCCGCAACCAACCCCAGAACCCGAGCCTGAGCCTGTGCCAGAGCCAGAACCTCTTCCTGAGCCGCCTGTAGAGCCTGAACCAACTCCTGAGCCTGAACCTGACGCACCTACTGAACCTGCCCCTGATACAGAAACGCCATCAGAACCCACAGAAGAGCCACCAGCACCGGTAGAGCCCGAAGAGCCACCCGTAGAGCCCGAGGCGCCTGAGGAACCTTCCACACCCGAGGAACCAACACCAGAACCAGTGTCACCAGAGCCAGAGCCAGAAAATCCGTCCACAGAACCATTAGAACCTCCTATTGAAGAAACAGTTCCAGAGACTATCACACCTGAAGAAGCGGTGGAGTCTGCGGTTGAAGATGTTCTATCTGACGGCAACTTAACAGCAGCAGAGTCTGATGCTGTTGTTGACTCTTTAATGGCTGACGGAGAAGTTACAGAGGCTGAAGCTACGGCTTTAATTGAAGCACTAAGCGATGGCGGTAAGTTAACCGTTGCCGAAGAGTCTTTAATCTTAGATGCTTTATCAGCTGATGGAGTGGTTACACAAGCAGAGGTAAATAACCTTTCAGAAACCCTTGCTGGAGATGGAAAGTTTACAACGGCAGAAAAAGAACTTGTAGCAGAAGCCCTTATTGAATCAGTAGTTCCTGGAGAAACTCTTACAAAAGAACAAATTCAAGAAGCTGGCATTGCTTATCAAGACCTTCCTGAACAGACCCCTGTTGAGGTTAGGCAGGATGAAAACGGTAATGAAGTTATAATTACAGCAGACGTAGCTGCGGCTTTAGTTTTACTAGAGAACCCATCCGAATTAATTGGCGCAATATTTAGCGACCCAGGTGAAGCACTACAAGCACTTGGAAGTATCGGTGCTGATATGTCCACTGAAGAGCGTGAAGAAGCAACCGAAATGGTTGTTGCTGCCGTTGTAGCTGCAGGCGCTGCTATAAATGCAGTTGGTGCAGCAACAGGAAGCACTGGTGGAAGCACTGGTGGTTCAAGTGGCGGAGGTAGCTCTGGTGGCGGAGGTCCATCAGGAGACAGTAAAGGCGTTAGGAGACGTAAGCCATGAAAGTAATAAGAGACATGATTGACCAGCTATGGACCCTTTTGGGAATGTTTATTGCTTGGGTTGTCCTAGATGGCTCAGCTAAGACCGTTGTGGGATACGCAATTGTGGGAACATTAGTTGCTTGGGCGGTGACCTACCCGCTTAGAAATCCGAAGGACGAAGAATGATTAAAAGACTTACATTATCTGCCCTACTTGTTTTTTCTTTGACAGGTTGCGGGTATGACGGGCATTTTAGATACCCATGCCAAGACCCCACAAATTGGGAAAAAGCAGAGTGTAAGCCTCCAGTTTGCACCGCTACGCAGACTTGTCCTGTAGACTTAGTCAAAACATCAGACGGAACTACCGCTACTGTAAATCCAGAAGGAACACCAAATGAGTAAAGAACGATTATCACCACAAGACTTAGATGCTCGCTTAAAGTTTATTCTAGGAATCACACTAGGAACAATTCTGCTATGTACATCACTAGGCATTCTTTATGGCCTTTTATTTGTGACACAGCCAATTGGAGCACAGTCAGAGAATGACAAGATGTTCTTTAACGTTCTTGGAAGCATCGCTACATTTATTACAGGAACTCTCGCTGGTATTCTTATTGGTTCATCTGGTGCTAAAGACATTATGAAAGCACAATTAGATAACAAAGAGATGGATGCTAAGAACACTCAAGCAGACAAAAAATTAGAAGCTGAGATTGATGCTACAGCAGCACGTCTTGCAGCAAAGCCAGACGGCGCTATGCCAGAAGAACAACCAGTTGATACAGATTGGGATAAAGACTAATGGCAGAACAAGGAACAGCAGCACGTCTTATTGAAGTTGCAAAAGCAGAAATTGGGACTATTGAAGGCCCAAAAGATAATGAAACAAAGTACGGAGCTTACACAAAAGCTAACTTCCAACCATGGTGCGGAAGTTTTGTAAATTGGTGTGGAAAAGAAAGTGGCGTAAAAATTCCTAACACTGTCTACACTCCAAGTGGGGCACAGGCTTTTAAGAAAGCTGGCTCATGGATTGACGGAGATGTTGCAGACCCAGAACCAGGAGATATCGCCTATTTTGATTTCCCCTCAGATGGCGTCGATAGAATTTCTCACGTAGGTATTGTTATCAAAGACAATGAAGATGGCACTGTTTGGTGTATTGAGGGAAACACATCTTCAAAGAAATCTGGAAGCCAAAGAAATGGCGGAGAAGTTTGCAAACAACTTCGTGCTTTTAAGAAAAACAAGGCTGGAGTTATGATTTCAATCGTAGGATTTGGGCGCCCTAAATTCAAAGCAGCTGGAGCATCAACAAACTCTAGCTCTACTGAGGATAAATGCCCTACTTGTGGCAAGTAATTAAATAAAATGAGTACATACGAGGTCAAACTAGAGAAAGTGGCTTAAACTTCTATTATGGCTACTTTTGGTATGAATAAACCTTCCGCTGAATCAGAAGGACGTGCAGCCTCTGGCTTTGGTAAAAAAGCTGGACGCAACTCCTCAATGGGACAGATTGCTGCAGCAGTGTTTTTAGGACGAGGAACTCCTGGTGGTAGAGGAGCTAATAGTTCGTCTAGAAGTTCTTCCAGAACATCTTCAGGTTCTAACGAAAGAAGTGCTGAAGATTGGCAAAATGAAAACACAATGAAAGAGTATGACCTCGATAGAGAAACACGACGAGGCGACTATCATTATGGAGCATCAGGTAAAAACACCCCTGAAGGTAGCAAACTAAGAAAACTTGCTGCAGATGGAAAAGGTGGATTTAGCGTTGAATACGGAGATGTAATTAAAGATGTACAAAATCAAACAGCTGGTGACTCAACACCAAAACCAAATCCTTCCGGGCATGCTGAAGGCAAGCAGTGGAGCTCTACAGGTAAGTCTAAGGGCAGAAAAGGCACTTACACAGATACCCGTGCAGCTGTAGCTGGCGGTCATATTACAGAAGAAGACGCAATAGAGATTAGCCCAACATACGCTAAAAAATACGCATCTAGAGCAGCAGGTAAAAAAGCAAATGCTTCAGGGTTTGATACACCTTCAAAACCAGTTAAATCTAGAAAGTCTGGTATTAACAAGGCTTCTGATGGAAGTTACTCAGTAAACCCAGAACCAAGTTCAACAATGTTAAGTAACGAAGCAAATTATTTAGCAAGTAAAAGCCGTGGAAAAAGAAGTTAACAGCCCCCTAAACGTCCCTAGTGAGCCAGTAAAACTACTTACTGGACGTAGCAGAGAATTTAGAGACGCTATAACAAAGGCAGGTTGGAAGCCCTCTATTCCCGGTATGGTGACTCAGGCTATTCAATGGAACAGGTGGTCCCCATGAGTAGAGCAAAAGAGTTTACATACGTCCAACCCAAACTAATAACAGTGCGGGATTCTCGGTTTGGACTACGTAAGATATTCTTAAATGACAAAGAAAAACCAAGTATCAAGAGCTACATGAACCCAGGACGTGCTTACCACGGTACTAGGTAAACAACTAAAACCATAAATTATGGGCTATCCTAGACTTTTAGGTAGCCACAAGGAAGGAACTAAATGCCAACGTTTTCAGCGGCCCGACTTGCAGGCCCAGTACAGCTCTCAACCACAGACTCTCAGGTAATCACAGCAGTACCCGCTGGAGAAGTTCGAGTGGTAAAACAACTTTTGTTTACAAACGTAACTGGCTCAGCAGTAACTGTAGACGCTAACTTAGTACCCAGCGGTGGTTCTGTAACCGCAGCTAATAAAATCATAAGCGCCTTATCAGTTGGAGCAAACTCTAATATTATTTTCTCTGTTGATTTGCCTATGGCAGTTGGAGAAACTTTAACTGCAAAAGCCTCTGCAGTGACATCTGTTAACTTAGTAATTTCAGGGATTGTGATTTCATAATGCCAAGAAAAGGTGATGTTACTGTATACGGACCAACTGTCCTATCAAATAATGACGATGGCGACCGCAACATCTTTGTTTCTACAGGTGTGCCAGTAAGCACTGTAGGTCAAGACGGAGATATCTGGCTTACATATACGAGTGCGTAGGTATAAATGTCACACGGGTACGTCAAAACACCAAGTGGCTGGCAAGCAGCATCTGCTTATTATGTAAAAGTTAATGGTGTTTGGAAAGCTGTTACTAATACTTATGTAAAAAATAACGGTGTTTGGCGTCAATCTTTCCCAGCAGCAGCCCCTCCTCCTCCTCCTCCACCCCCTCCTCCACCACCACCACCGCCTCCTGGAGGCGGCGGCGGAAGCGGCTTAGTTTCTTGTGTAAACATAGGATTTTATTACTGTAACGGTGCAAGTGTTGTTTCAGGCGGAGCTGTGTGCGGAACAGATAATGGTGTTGCATTTGGTGGATGTACAACAGGCTCTTGTTGTTCTTACTGGCAAAATCTTTCTGGTAATCCAAGCAACTGGATTTGTGGTGCTTCAGGAAGTGTAAGCCAACCTAACTGCGGCAGCGGCGGAGATGTGTGTCCACAAGCTACTACTACTGGAGGAACTTGTTACTGCTCTTCTGCTGATGTAGCTAATCCTTGCAGCCCTTGCACAAGTACTTCTCAAACAGGAGCTTGTGGTAACAGATACACAGGTGCGACTTATTGCGGAGCTTCTTACGGATTTAGCTCAGGTCCTCAAGCAGATGATGGTTGTGCTTCTGGTTTTCGCAGGTACGATAATTATACTTTTGAAGTATCTTCTTGTAACTATAGCGTTCCAGGCGTATGCATAACCGAAAACCTCCCTGGTTGTAGTCAAACTACTACAGGTGGAACTTGTTACTGTTCTGGTGCTGATATTTCAAATTCTTGTAGCCCTTGCACAAGCACATCACAGTCTGGCCCATGTGGTAATTACTACTCAGGAGCAAATGTTGCAGTAAATTCGTTTTCTTGGAAGTGTACAACCTCAGTTCAATGTGCTGGCACAGGAAATTGCGGTACCTCTGAATCTGCATCAGATGTTTCTGCAAGTGGTTCAGGGTATTCAACACAGTGTATCTATAACAACACTGGAGCATATCCAGCATGTCAGTCTACAAACTGCGGCAGTAGTAGCCCACCGCCCCCACCGCCACCGCCACCAGCAATTGACTGTGTTACCTGTGCACTAGGAACAAGTACTCAATCATGCCAAATTTACAACCCAATATCAGGAACATTTACTGAAGGAACACAAACAGTATGTATAACTAATTTTGGTTGCCTTAATACTTACGGCCCTTGTACAGCAACAGGCGGCGGAACACCTCCTCCGCCTCCTCCGCCACCTCCACCTCCTGGTGGATGCGTTTTTCAATACACCTACTCTGAATACAGAGCCACATGCGGCGGACCGGCTATTTTTACAGTCACTACTTGTGGTGAAACCTTTGTATGTGGAGGCAGTACGCCACCACCTCCACCGCCACCACCGCCTCCTCCTGCTACTTGTACCTGTCAATATGTAAATATGGGAACGTATTATTACGCACCTCAGTGCTGTGCGCCTGATTGCTGTCCAAACATTCCTATTTATAGCTCCGTGTCTGGTGGAACAAATAATGAAACTCCACCGCCTCCTCCTGACCCAGGTCCGCCTCCTCCTGACCCAGGTCCGCCTCCTCCTCCTGACCCATTTATACTTCCACCAATCGGACCCATTAAATCTATTGGTGTAAACACTTTGTTAAGAACGCCAGATGGACTAATTGTTGCTGGAAGTGTTGAAGTAGGAGACGTGCTGCTTTCCGCAGATATTGAAGGGTTCCCTTATGAAGACCTTCCAGGCTCTACTTTGGCTGCAATAAATTGGTCTTCAAAGAACCCAGTGTTTACTACCGTGGAAACAACAGTTGTTAGTATTACTAGAAGAACCGCTTCTAGAGGTGTGGTAATAAACAACGATTTGTTCTCTGATACTCACTATGTTCTAGTTAAAAAAGGAGCTAAAGCTTTATTTGTTCTGTCTACAGAAGTGTCTATTAGTGACAAGGTTTATAATTACCAAACCAGTAGTTGGGAAGACATAAAGTATCTTAAGACTGGTGAAATACCTCACGAAGTTGTTTCAATAGACTGTGAACCGTATGACGTGTTTTATACTGAACATCTATTGGTGCATGATTCTGTAAGCCTTTAGGAGACTTAACAATTACAACTACTATATCTCCAATAACAATTGACGGCCACTCTATGATGAACTTGTCTCAATACCCTACAGAGCTAGGTGACTCTTGGATTCACGCGTGTTTTGTAAACTCTGAATTTATTAAAATATCTATAGGACTTTACAAGAACACCACATATCCAACGGGAACCATTATATTTTCTCAGTTTACTCCTAACCAATACCCAGATATGTACACAATACAAGCACCTGACCAACGGGGTTCTTATACAGAGCTTAACAAAACTGTAGAGTCAAATAGAATGTATACAAATCCAATATACAGACGACGCGGGTATTGGAAGTTTTTAGCTAGTGTGCTGCGTTCAGTATTCTATAACAATGCTGGGGGCATTCTTTTAGAGGGAACTAGAAACCGAAGTCCTATAACTAATAGGCTGTATGGAACATTGACTAAATTAATGAACCACAACAACCCTAACAGCCCAATACTTGGGGGTAGGGTTTCTATGCCTGAACAAGAGCCTCCTAGAGACCCAGCATCTCCTGTGATATGGTTTGGTCAAAGAATTGGGGGATTTAATGGGTAACCTAGAGGAAGTCCTGTTAAATAGAGAACTACAACCTTTTAAAGTATTTACTGGGGCCTCTGACCCTAAAAACATATTAGAAGAGGTAATAAACAAAGTGTACCCACCAGATGAGGTATACAAATTTAACAGCGGTATAAAGGCCGATTTTCTAGGGCATATTCCTGTAGAAAACCCAGATTCAAAAAACTACTTTGGCGCCTACAATAGAAACATCAACAAGGCTTTACAGGTAATTAAAGGTCTACTTATTGATGCCCTATCTTACTATGATTTAAGTAGCAAAGCTGGTTACTACCTTTCATCAGATTACTCAGACAGTGTAAGAACTGACGTCTGGTATGACATGGGTGGGGTAAGCGTACCTTGTTTCTCTGGCGTTTATTTTATTGAGTCTTCTGAAGAGTCTACTACCTCTGTTAATGGAGATAAATACTCCACTCCTAAAGGAACTATCCTTTTATTTGAAGCTGGAAAACGAATTGTATATGGGGAAGAAAACATAAAAATTCTGACGTTTAGCATAGCCCCCATACCTTTATTAGAAAAACAATATCCTCAAAAATGGCTACCACTTTTATAATCATAGTATAGAATTGTCGTACTACAGTATAGGAGAAAAACATGGACCAGTTACCAGAAGGCTCTAAACGAGTAGGGTTTGTATTAGATGGAGAAGTTGTAGACTTTATCGGAACCCCGCCTAGACTTGGCTCTATCCTACTGAATAATCCAACTATTGTAGATTTAACTAATAACCCTGAAGTGGGTGTTGGATGTAGACACGAAAATGGTGAGTTTGATTGCTCCCCACCAACAGAGGACGAAGTTAAAAAGAGAACTGTAAAGCCTTGGGATTTACTAAACAAAGCAAATTACACTGATGACGAAACCGCTAAAAATAGACTAGATATTTGTTTGGGTTGTGAACATTTAATTCAACTTACCAAAACATGCAAAAAATGTGGGTGTTTTATGCAAGCAAAAACAAAATTAAAAGAGGCTTCTTGTCCTATCGGTAAGTGGTAGAAAATGTGGCAAAAATATACGTTTCAATTGCCTCTTACAGAGACCCATTAGTTCAATCTACTATTGACAACCTATTCATTACCTCATCGGGGTCACATGTTATTAATGTAGGCGTGTTTGTTCAAGAATTTAGCACAGACCCTACTTCTATAACTAATACCTATGGGGGAAAAGTAAATTACGAGTCTAAACTTCCAGGGTGTGTGTTTAGTGTAAGTAAATGCAGAAGTTTAGCAAATAAATGGCTAGATGAAAGCTACGACTATGTTTTACAAATAGATGCTCACAGTAGATTTGAAAACAATTGGGATGACATACTTGTAAAAGAACACAAAAAAACAGAACAACGTACCGGCTCTAACTTATTATTTAGCACCTATCTTCCAGGATGGACTCCGTTTTTAAAAGAGTTGTTGTTTTCCTATGACGCTAGTGTTATCTCAAACGTAAACTACAATAACAAAGTTGCTAAAAAATCTCTTTTTGATACTTACGAATTAGTCCCTTATCTTGAAGTACAAATGCGAGATAACTATTTGTCAACTAAAAATTGGTATACCTGTGGGCACTTTATATTCGGACCAGCAAAATACTTTTTAGATGTGGTTCAGCCAAGTTGGATATTGTTTTGGGGAGAAGAGCTTTATCATAGCTTAATGGCTTTTACAAACGGATGGGATGTATATGTCCCTTACAATTTACCAGTTAGGCACATGTACCCTCAAGATGTAAAAAACGACATGGTTTTAAATAAATTATGGGACGACTTTCAACTAGAGTGGGAGTTGAACAAAATGCCCTCTACTGATTTAGTAATCGATAACATACTAAATAAACTTACGGGTAAAGAGCATTTTGGAACAACTCGTTCGGTTGATGAGCTTTATTCATATTTAGGGTATGATATCGGTAAATTATTAGATTCTTGGAGAGAGGAATACAGACTTGAGTACAACAGACAAATACATTAAGTTTTTTCATAATCAGCCTATTGGTAAAAGAATGTTAATAGAGCAGGCTCCAGTAGACCGAGAGTGGATGGACCAAACAGCTCAAGGATACGCGTATAGATGTTTACCTATGACATACGCCAGTAGACATGGTTGGTGCATACGCTTAGTAGAAGACGTAGAAGTTATGTGGGATGGTGGCTCCGCAGCTAGTGGAACTAATATATTAAAAGGTAGGGAACAAAACGGTGTTAGATTTGCTGATAATGGAACTGGTAACGGAGTAGTAACGTTTCATTTAAATGCTATACCCAGAACATCTAAGGATTGGAACTTGTGGATTATGGGAGCACCTAATTTAGTAATTCCTGGAGCTTCTCCATTAAGTGGCGTTATAGAGTCAGACTGGATGTTCTCCGCACCAACCGCTAATTGGAAGTTAACTCATGCTAATAAACTAGTAGTGTTTAAAAAAGGCGACCCTGTGTTCTTTTTTATACCTATACATAAAACAGAACTAGAAGAGTTTACGTTAGAGCATAGTTCTGTGGAATACGGAACAGAAATGGACAAACATAGTAGAGACTTTTCTGAATGGAGAAACCTTACAGACCAAGCAAAAATGGGTACTTTTGGAAAGATGTACTTAAGAGGTCAACGTCCAGATGGAACTAAGCCTGAGTGGGAACACAACCACAAAACTAAACTTAAACTTAATGAACCAGATACTAATATTTAGTAATAAACTAACGGCTTAACTACAATATTTAAACGCTTACGCATAAGTCGTCTTTCACGTTCAACAGTGCCAGCCCAAAAACCTTGAACAGCGTTTTCTAACGCATACTGTAAACAAGGTGTTTGGAACTGACAACTATTGCATATCTTATTTAGTACAGGTTTTAACTCTATAGTTTCAGCACCAGTTTCTGGAAAAAACATATCTCCATTTACAGTAGCGCAGGGTTGCGTACCGTCAAAACCTGGTGCTTTAGCCATGTATTACTCCTTATTGTTTTTGGTATTAAATATCGCTGGGTATTCAAGCAAAAATTGCTTAAACCGTTCTCCTTCCAAATATGTCCAAGAGGACCAGTCTTCTCCTCCTTGGGTCATATAAAACGCTATCTGAGCGTTTTTTACTGGGTTAAACAAATCAGAGTTAGTCAATAGAGAGAACTTTTCTCTCCTGTCCTCACCGAGGCTGCCTAACATGTTGATTTGAAAAATGCCATAAGAGTTGTCCCCAGTATTAGCATTTTTATTGTGAGCTAAAGGTCGTCCGTTGGATTCCTTTTTAGCTACGGCCCACGCTGTCTTAAGCGCAGACCCTTTAAATCCGACAAGAGTTAGAAGTTCTTTTAACTCCGTGTCCGTGAGTGAGGTCTTATCTGAGTAATCATTTAATGTAACTACTTGGACAGAACCCATATCTTTTGCGTCTCCAAACTCATTTGAAGCTTGGGACGAGCCAGTTGCGTTTACTGTCATCACGACTACGAGTACCATGGACATTGCCATGGCTCCTAATCCCTTTGACTCTGGCGCTATGTTCTTAAACAAAAGCATTTGATTTCCTCCTTAGTACAAGGAAACACTGAGTTACGTATATATGTCAAGTTGAATAGCATGACAAAGGTGTGTTTTTATGACAAACTTTTTTCTACACTGCGTATAACGCCTTTTAGACAGGAAATAATTTGATGACTGTTTTACAATGGGCGCAAACATTAGCTAGTTTTGCTACGTTTGCTTTATTTACTATTTCAATAACTAATTGGTTATTAAAGAGTTGGTTAAAGGGGTATTTGTCCGAATTGAAACCAAACGGTGGAAGCTCAATGAAGGACCAGTTAAATCAAATTAGTAGAGATGTAACAGAACAAAAAATTTCAATGGCACGCTTAGAGGGACGGTTTACGCAACATATTGAGGAATCTTCAAAGTAGTTGGGCTTGACATCAAGTTGTAAATCAGGCAGACTAATTGTGCAGGCACTAACCTAGTTGTGTCTCGAAAGGTAGAGAAATAAATGAATAAAGCAATGTTGGCCTCATGGGGTCGCTCGTTCATGGCTGCAGCAGTTTCCGCATTTGTTGCCACAGGTGGAGATGTATTTAGCCTTGACCTAGAAGGAGTAAAAGCTATCCTCACCGCAGGTGTCGTAGCGATTCTCCCAGTACTACTTCGTTATCTAAACCCTTCTGACAACGCATTTGGCACAGGAGCTAAGTAAAAACATGAAATGTGTAAACTGCCCAAATAATGCTGAGTTCACTCTGGCGGACAAAGGCGCTAACCCAATAAGTTACTGCCCACTCTGTCTTCCACCGCACCTACAAGTGCGAGCATTATCTGGGCAGTTATCACTTAATGGAGCTGCTAAACCTGGAAATGCCACAGTGGTGGAAGCATCAAAGAAAACAACTAAAAAAGCAGCAAGTAAACCTACAACTACAGAAGTTGATGTAGAATCTACTGAGGAGCTAACAGAAGAGGAAGTATGAAAATAACACGGGTAAAAGCTATTCAAGCCCATCCCGTGCCAGAAAAGGCTTATCAAGCTAAAGGACCTTTTCCAGACCACCTCTTTAGAGAATCAAAGATAGTATTTGATTACGAACCAGAAAATGATGAAAACGGAAACAACCTTCCTTTAGGAGCTACGGCTCAAAATAATTTTAAACCCCCTAAGTATCTTAGGTGCAAAGCTTGTCATGCTAGAGTTACAGAAGAAGAAGCTGTTTTGCATGAATGTGAGAACTAATGGCTAAGAAAAGACCTACTATCCCTTCTTGGGAAGAGATGTCGTCTAGTTACACGTCAAATTTTATTGACGAACTTTTAAAAGACCCTAAAGAAAATGACCCTGAATTTCAAGTAATTGACGGTGGACCCTCTATGCGAACCACTACAACAAGCAACCCAGCTAAACCAAGAACTATAAAAGCTGGATACGATTTTAAAACCAACACAATGACCGTTGTATTTAGAGACGGTACTTGGTGGGATTATCGAGGAGTTCCTGAAGACGTGTGGTATGACTTTGTTAACGCACCGTCTAAAGGAGTGTTTCTAAGAGAGTCTGGGTTAGACGGTTGGGGAGACATGGGGCCTTCAGATGTAACCCGTATGCCAAAACACCGTAGGGAACAGATGAACGACATTTCAGAGTTTTCAGAATATATGTACGGGTCTAAACCTAAAATACCTACTTTGGATGATTACCTATTCGGAAAACAGGAGTAGATGAAAACATTCGGACCACTATACGTAGATGTAATTCAGTACTACCACCGTAGAGCCCTACCGATAGTAGAAAAAGGCTGGACTCAAGAAACTGACTTCCCCTACAGGAAAAGCAAAGTTTGTTTAGTTTTTAGAACCCCCTTCACTAAACCAGGTTTAGTAATAGGTATGTGGAATAAAAACACAGAGATAGTCTTTGAAGAGGACGCAGACTTGCTTTTGGCAAATGCTCTTGGAGCCCGTAATATGGGGCTCTCTACTGAGGAGATAGACGAATGGTAATTAGACGAAAAAAGAATTGGAACAAACCTTTTTCTGAAAAGGTGGCCAAAAGAGTATCCAAGATACCTTCAGGAGAACTTTTGGTTTGGTCAGACCAGATTCTCTACGAGTTAAGCCGTTGTCTTTCGGCTTACGAAAAGAACAGAAATCAAGTTTATTTGGATGAAGCCCTTACTGGAGCTGAAGCTATCCATGCAGTTGTTGACGAATTGCACAAAAGATTATCTCGCATTGAGTAACTACATTTGTATGCTAAAATTATATCCGCCAACTCTCTCCTTCTCTCCCGTGTGGCAGCGGCAGCCCTGGACTTTAAACCCAGGGCTTTCCGTCTTTAAAGGAGGTACAAATGTTTGAAGAAGATATTGACATTGATGAACTCTTTGAAGAAGAAGAAGACTTCGAAGAAATTGATGAGGACGACCTTGAACCCGCTGAAGAAGACGACGGGTTAGATGAGCTGTCCCGAGAGTTTGTTGACAAACTAGTAGACAAAATGATGGTGTTCTTAGTAGCACTTGTTGGCTATGAGTTGCATCCATATCAAGCACCACTTGCACGAAGAATTATGGAATCTGTAATTATTAATGACGGTGAAGAAATTACCGCTCTTGCTGCACGTCAGTCTGGTAAATCAGAAACTATTGCAAATACTGTAGCTACACTTATGGTTATTCTTCCACGACTTGCACGTATGTATCCAGATTTATTAGGTAAGTTTAAAGATGGCATCTGGGTAGGATTGTTTGCTCCGGTAGAAGGTCAGGCAGAAACATTATTTAGTAGAACTATTAATAGACTTACTAGTGACCATGCACTTAGCGTATTAGGCGACCCAGAGATTGACGACGAAGCTAAAAAAGTTGCTGGAGTTACAAAGCAAATTAAATTAAAGAATTCTGGCTCATCTGTAATGATGATGACAGCTAACCCTCGCGCAAAGATTGAATCTAAGTCTTTCCACCTTATTGTTATTGATGAGTGCCAAGAAGCAGACGATTTCGTAGTATCTAAATCTATCTCCCCTATGTTGGCGTACTACGCTGGAACTATGGTTAAGACAGGCACGCCTACCACACACAAAAACAACTTCTATCGTTCTATTCAGTTAAACAAACGTCGTCAAACTTCTAGAGGAAATAAACAAAACCACTATCAGTGGGATTGGAAAGACGTAGCTAAATATAATGATAACTACCAGAAGTTTATTAAGAAAGAAATACTACGTGTAGGCGAAGACTCTGATGAATTCCAAATGTCCTATAACTGTAAGTGGCTTCTAGAACGAGGCATGTTTGTAACCTCTACGGTAATGGACGAACTTGGGGATACCTCTCAAGAAATTGTTAAGGCTTGGCACAGAACCCCTGTTGTAGTCGGTATCGACCCCGCTAGAAAAGTTGACTCTACTGTTGTCACAGTTGTTTGGG